TATTCCGGCCTGACCGCTCTAATAGGCAGACGGCTATACTCCGACAGCGCCGCCCAAAGCATATCCCTGACCGACGGTCCGACAGTGGTCTATGACCTCATAAGCGAGGAAACAACCGATACATTTGTCCAGCAGACCACGGAGCTAACCGGCGACACGTTCCAATTTTCGGCCTGGGCGACAACCCGGAAGGTAGCCGATTCCGTGGCAAGGCAGATAAAAAAGGCCTTCAAAAACTATTCCGGCGTCATGGGCGGTGAAAGTGGCGTGACAGTCAATGCGGTAATGCAGATCAGCAAGTCAAAGGATTCCACAGAGACGCCGAAGCTCTTTCGGACAATGTATGAATTCCAAATCTGGTATCAGGAGGTGTAAAGAGTGGCAGTACATGGTAAAAATACAAAGGTTTTTTTCAATGAATTTAATTTTACAAGCTTTTTCAATAGCGCCAGCGTTCCCATGGAAGCTAGCATGACCGACACCACAGCATTTGGAGCGAACTCCAAAACCTATATGCCAGGACATAATAACGCAACGATTTCGGCGGAAGGCTTTTATGATGGTTCCGCAAATTCTGTTGACGAAAAATTAGCTGAAGCCTTTGCCGTTGACAGCAAGCTGTGGAGTGTATATTTAAGCGGCGACGCGTTTGGCAGTCCCGGATACGCTATGAGTGCTATTGAAAACGCCTATAACGTTATGTCTACAATAGACGACGCTTGCCGAATATCAGCGGCGGCACAGTCAAACAAAACAGGGACTGAAAGGGTTATATCTTTGCACGCACATGCTGCAGAAACAGCCGCATGGACAGGCACAACCCTAAACAATGGCGCAGCTAGTGAGGCGGGCGGCAGCACATATTTGCACGTTACGGCAGCGACAGGGACAGTGGAAATATCCATTCGCCACAGCACGGATAACTTTGTCGCAGACGACACAGAACTTGTGGCATTTACGCCAGTGACCGAAGCAGTGGCGGAAAGAAAAACATTCACCGGCGCTGTCAAGCAATACGTGCGTGGAATAGCCGCTATAGCAGGCGGAGAAACGATAACTTTTCAACTCGGATTTTACAGAGCTTAGAAAGGAGCTAAATATGGCTACACATGGCAAAAATTCAGAATTTGCACTAGACACAACTGCGGGCGATTTAACAGATTTATCAGAATATATATCTGAGGTAAGCCTTCCGCTTTCTACTGATATGTCTGAAGTTACGGGATTTCAAAAAGGTTCTAAGGAGTATGTTCCAGGACTGAAAGACTGCCAATTTACGGCATCAGTAGTTTGGAATGCAACCGTAGACGGGTATTTATGGACGATTTACAATGCGGGTACAATAGCAACATTCAATTACAAACCAGATGGCACAATAGTGTACTCGGGAGAAGTATATATAAGCAATTACACTCCTGCAAGTTCGACCAATGATGCGGTAAAAGGTTCAGTGACGTTTCAGGTAAGCGGAGATGTGGGCAGGGCATAAGCCTTGCCCCTTATTTTTTAAGGAGGACTCAATATGTTAACAAAACAGGCTTTTATTGATAAAAAGGCGGCGGTAAAGAAAATTGGAATACCGGAATGGGATGATTACGCCTACATCAAAAAAATATCCGCCGCCGAACGTACAATCCTAATGCGGGCGACGCTGAAGGTCGAGGGTAAAAACGTAGAGTTCGACGGGCAGAACCTCATGGACTCCATTGTAAAAACTGTCCAGCTTACCCTTTGCGACGAGGCGGGAAACAGGCTTTTCAGCGATTCGCAGGAAGATTTTGACCTGCTCAACTCCAAAGACGCCGACGTGCTTGAGCATATCTTCAGCGAGGCCTCAGACTTCAACTGCCTCAGCGCCGACGACGAAAAAGAAGCAATAAAAAACTAAGATTCCAGCCGGAATTAAGATTCATTTTCAGCCTTGCCAAAGAACTCGGCATGACTGTGGAATATCTACTCCACAACATGTCATCCGAAGAGCTAACTTATTGGAAGGCCTTTTCTGCGCTGGAGTCTGAAGATTCGGAATTTGAAAAAATGAAAGCGGGGATGAAGTGATCCCCGCTTGGAGGTTATTTTCGGAGGTTATTTTCGGAGGTTATTATATGCGTGTATACGTGACCATAGACGGCATAGACGGACTAATCAACGAACTAAAAAAGATGGACGACAAGGGGAAGGCCGTACTTGATGATGTCGCAATGGCGGGCGCAAAGTACGCACAGAATCCCGTAACAAATGCCGTGCCGCTAAATAACGAAGATGACAAGCATTTAAAAAATAATGTAAAAACGAAAAAAGTCAGAAGAAAAAACAAAGTGAAATCCAGTGCGCTATTGGAAGCAGGCGACAATAAAACCGAATACGGCTTCCATCTTGAGACTGGACACGTCACTAAATCAGGAAAACATGTCCCGCCGGTGCCATTCATGCGGGCAACGATAGATAGAGAATCAGAAGAAATAGGCCGGGTTATGGGCGAAGAATTTATAAAGAGAGTTGGTGTGTAAATGGCAGGAAAAGTAATCAGATCAGTAGCAACAAAATTTACCGCCGACATATCGGACTTTGAGCGTAAACTCAACACAATGTCCCGAAACTTCAAAAAAACCGCCTCCAACCTCCAGAAAACGGCGGCTTCCTTCCAAAACCTTGGCCGCTCCCTGACAATGTCCCTGACCGCTCCGCTTGTCGCTGCCGGTACCGTGGGCATAAAATTTAACTCCACAATGGAGCAGGCGACGGTTAACTTTACAACCCTACTCGGCAGCGCTGAAAAGGCCAAAAACATGATAGCAGACCTAAAAGCCTTTGCCGACGTCACGCCCTTTGAAATTACCGGCCTGACAGACGCCGCTCAGATGCTTTTATCTTACGGCATGGCACACGAAAAGATTATGCCGTCAATCAAAATGCTCGGGGATGTGTCAATGGGTAACAAAGAGAAGCTTTCCAACCTGACCTATGCATACGCACAGATACAAGCAGCCGGAAGGCTTATGGGGCAGGATTTAAGGCAGCTTATCAACGCAGGATTTAACCCCTTGCAGATAATTTACGAAAAAACAGGAGTTGGACTAGATGAATTAAAAAAGAAAATGGAAGCAGGAGCAATCAGCGCTGAAATGGTAGCGGCAACACTCAAAATTGCAACCTCGGAAGGCGGACTATTTTACAAGGGCATGGAAGCCGCCTCCAAAACGCTGGCCGGACAATGGTCGACGATGATGGACGCCTTCAATTCCACACTGGGGGATGTGGTCAAACCTCTCTTTGAGTATTTCACCACTACCCTATTGCCAAAGCTTACCAAAAAAATAACAGAGTTGCAGGAAAAATGGAACGGCCTCAGCGAAAAAACTAAAAAATCTATCCTGGTATTCCTCGGTATTGCCGCCGCCATCGGCCCTCTGCTGCTGATAGTAGGGCAAGTGGCAATGTCTATTTCTGCATTAATGGGTTTACTCGGCACAATGGCAAGCCCTGCCGGAATAGCGGTAGCGGGAGCCTTGGCCGTAGCCGGTGCCCTGGTCTACCTCTACAACACAAATGAGAACGTCAGAGAGTCTATGCAATCCCTGTGGGCATGGATAAGCAAAACAGCGCCCAAAGTATGGGGCGGCCTGTCCTCTGCGGTCGACTACACTGTAAAATACATCAATAACTACATAACTGCCATTAAAGACGCTGCAAGCCTGACAGAGCGGCTTTTTAAAATCCTCACGGGCAATAAGTTTTCAGGCGTTAAAGCCTCCGGAGGTGTGGGCGCTGCTGTTACCTCTGACCTGTTCTCCGGTGTGAAGGTCTCGGGCGGCATAGCTAAAAAGGTTGACCCCGCCGCTGAAGCAGTAACTTCCAGCGCCCAAAAAATGACCGACGACTTCAAAAAGCTATTCGACAGCATATCCGCCGGCTCAGACGACGCCGGAAAGAGCCTTGACAGCTTCAAAAGCTCCGTCAAATCCATGGTAGACGCTATAAAGCAACAAACAACGGCTTTTGCCAATTTCGTCGGCCTGTTTGACACCTTCGAACGGAAATCAGTCTCCGGCGGGCGGCTTTTAACCCGTCTGAAAGCCCAAATAAAAGCCATGAGCGAATGGCGTAACTCTCTTGCGACACTAGAGAAGCGTGGTGTATCCTCCGACTTGCTGTCCGACCTCCGGGGCATGGGTGCCGGTGCTGTGGACTCCGTCAATGCTCTGGCTAAAATGTCAAGCGCTCAATTGCAGGAGTACCAAAGCCTGTACAACCAAAAATACGGCATAGCTGGGGAAGAGTCAAGCAAGATGTTTGCGGCAGGACAGAAGGCCGAAACGGTCATTGAGAAGCAAATAAACCTTTATACCACGGGCAGTAAGGCCGACGCCGACACTATAGCCAATGCGATAGTTAAAAAATTAAGAGCGGCGGGTTATGCGTTTTAAAAAAATAGTCCGTTTGTCCATAAAAATATTTTAAAAACCTCTTGACATACTAGTATAATACTAGTATAATATAAGTATAGTAAAAATTGAGAGGGGATAAAATTATGATGAAGCATGAATTTGAAAAACTTATCGGAAGGCAAATTCCAAACGGCGCATACCTCGAAATTGAAGAAGCCTATGTAGAATCAAACAAAGACAAAGAAGAATTTGCGGCAGAATGGACTGCTGAAAAAGTTGACAGCATGGTGTGTAAAAAATATTTCGATATGGAAATGAAATATTTGGGAACGGAATACAAGGTGTCTGGGTATCAAGACCATATTAAAAAACAACAGGAAAAAATTGTTAGCCTTCAATGCAAAAATGACAGACTGTGGAAAGAGCACTACGAACAGGAAGAACGGATAAATACATTAGAACAAGAAATAATTGAACTAAAATCAAAGTTGTACGATAAGAAGTGGGGTGTTGCATAAATGCCCCTTACACCACGCCCCCAAATAGTAGTTTACCCCACCCCTGACGAATACAAAGCATTACAGCAGAAAGCCAAAGAACAGGGGTTAAGCCTCAGCAAGTATCTGATATATGTCGGTTTAAGAGCCGAAATCAAAGTAACAATTAAGGAGCTATAAGGCTTCTTTTTTTTATCCACATTTTAAGGCGGTGATACCATGGCCTATTCAATCAAAATAGCAACAGTAGATAAAACGAGCCTGTTATCAGCGGGCACCCTATCTGTCACCCGCCGAACCGGGCACAATAACGACTGCTCATTTTCTATCACGACAACCGCCGCCTACCTTCCTGATGTGGGACAGGACGTGCAAGTCCTAAACGGCGCTACTGTCATTTTCGGCGGCATCATACAAACTATTCAGCATGAAAAGTTAGAGGCTGGCTACGGGGCTACAAAGGTTATCCAGCTTGACATCACATCCAGCGGCTACGGCAGCATACCGTCAAGGCGGACCATCAGCAATACCTATGACCAAAAATCAGCCGGGTATATAGTTGATGACATTGTGGATAATGTTTTGGACGGCGAAGGCATAACGGGCGGCACCATTTCCACAGGTGCCAATCCTGTGGGAGAGTCCGGCGAATATGACGCCGTGTGTAAATCCTGCGCTGAAATCCTCAACGATATGGCAGCCGCTTCCGGGTACAAGTGGTACATAGATGATACAAAAGCCCTGTACTTTGTGGCCGATAATGCCGAAGTAGCGGCAGCACATGATATCGTGGAGGGTGGAGCCTTTACCGATTATGATATCGAATTGTATGAGAAATCCCTTGACGGCTACGCTAATAAAGTATTTATCCGGGGCGGCATCGGCGACGACGGATATGTGATACAGACTTACCAGGAGGACACAACAGAACAGACGGCAAG